GTATCATTATCTGGAGTGTAGTCAGGAGTATCTACGTCTGGTCCATATCCTTCATCGGGAGCAAGCTGGTCCGGATCTACAAGATTACCGTCAGCATCAACTTCAGGAAAACCCCGTTCATCAACAATGACTTCTTCCTGAAGCAAAGCGGATGGTTCATCTTGCATAATCTGAGAAATCTCTTCATTAGAGGGGATTTCTAGAGAAGCATTTTCGTTTGTTACCTGATGCCAAGAATAACCAGAAGGCCGGAGGTCTCCGTTTGATGGAGAAAGTCCTCTGTAATAGTCTTCGGTAGACTGGTTGTTAACCAACCAATACCAAGAATCGCTTGAATCATCATGATAACAATAACGACCATCATTAAGATGGTAAACAGTAATATTCTGTTTCTTGCGTTTACGAGAACGAGATTGGTCGCATCCAGAAGGAAGAACAAGGCTTGCAATCAAAAGACCTGTGAGTAATTTACGCATGCTTTTCTTCTCCATGAGCGTCGTTCTTTGGCGACGGGTGCGGTCTGTCGATATAAGCAAGAGCTATTGTTGAGATAATAAAGATACCATGAATAGCGAGCAGAATCCCAATTGAATTCCAATCAGAGCTATTCGCATGATGATTTTCGGCAGATTCGATAAACTTCTTGAGCAAATGAATGCTTGATACGCCGATCAAAGACGATCCCATCTTGACCTTCAAACCTGAAGCCGTAATATGGTTCATGAATCGAGGTCTATTCGTGATAGAGTCAGGACTAATCTCTCGAATAAAGATTGAGTAGCTACCGACTGCAATCATGATAACCAGATTAGCTACCATTACGATATCAACAAGCCCCAGCAATGACAGCATTGTCATTTCAGTTGAAAGGCTCTGTATCTCAAGAGCCATATGCCAGAGTTCAACACAGAACTTGTAGCAGTATAAAACAAGCCCGATACTCAATCCTGAATACAAAACGTATAAAATCCAACGGCTTGTAAAGAGTGCTTTTTCTGCGAAATTGAGAGGAGTCTTGGTCATATGGATAAGGATTTCTCTGAAAGTCTAGCCTTGAGCCATTGATTGGGCAAAAGTGTGCTTATTCAATTGGGGTTGTTGAACCAGAACCAAATTTGCCATGATTCCATCCTCCGCCAGCAATTTCGGAAGAATCATGGATATGAATAGTTATAATACTATTATTCATATCTACTTCTGCCCAACAAAAATCGTCATTATTGACATCAGGTATAAGAACATATTTAGCTGAGTATGCTTTGGCTTTAAAGATGTTTTTGTTAATGGAAATTAATTGTCCGCTAGATTCATCTTTGTACAAAAAGCTATATTCTCCTGGATCGTGCATGAAAACTCTTTCAACACGAGGATATTTTACGATGTTGGGTGTATTTTTTTGATCGCAGCATGACAGAAGAGTAAACATCATTACTAAAGCAAAAATAGATACCAGTTTATTGTGAAAGTTATTCATTTTCAATCCTTGGGAATTTCGATTCCCTTTTTATTTGCCCAGTTAATCCAAGCTTGCGCGAAGTTGGCAACTTTGATAGCAGAAAAGCCGCCGACTTTCTCAGTCTTATAATCTGGTTCTTCGTTTGTTAAAACTCGAAGAAGTTGTGAATAGCCTATCCATCTTTTACCTTCATTTAAGAGTTTTAGAACGCGAGGTATTACAGGATTTCCAATAGCAACAAGTTTAGCATAGCTAACTGATTGCGCCATCATCCCCCAAATAGAACAATAACTGAAATTGTCTTCCCACGCTATCAGTAGCTTATCTATTTCAGTATTTTCGTTTTCGTTCATATTTACCAACTTATATCGCATCCGCTTTCAAAACAATTCCAACAAGTATCTTTGTATGTATGAGCGCAAGTTGAACAATAGCCTTTCATTAGTTTTCTATGAAGTTCTTGTCTTTCGCCATCAGTAATTAGCGAAAAAATATCTCTCATTTCTGCGAGAGCTTTTTCTGTTCTTTCTTGTAGAATAGCTTTTTGCTGTTCTTTTTTGCTAATTTTCGCCATGACAATCCTTATCAGCTTCTGTTGACTGGCTATGGATGCCGCAAATTCTGCAAGTTTGACCATGAACAGTTTCGGGAGGTCCAAAAGAATGCTTCATGGGAACGGCGTTTTCGGCTTTTTCGTGAGATGCTTCAATAAATAAAGGAAGACCATCATATTTTTCGTTACTACGAACAAAAAAACGGCCCTGGTATTCGGCAAGTTCAGTATCATTAAAACGTATACGAGCCTCTACTACAAGATCGTACATTGCTTTTGGCGGAAGAGGAATAAAGCCATCCTGTCTGCGACCAGGAGGTAAGGTTCGACGCTTACATAGAGCAATTTTCATTGTGCTTTTTCTCCTGTTTTGCCATACTTTTCTTCAAAGTATTTGGCGTTACAGCATAATGGATCTCCATCATAGGCCCATATGCTACCCATTCTTTCACCAGCAGTTTCTGGACTGCACTTGATTCCCTGATTAATAAGTTTTTCTGTAAGTTTATTTACTACAGAACACGCAACACTTTGTCTTCCATCTGCGTAGCGTCTTGCCCAAAACTGTAGTTCAGAAGCAGTATTTTCAAGACTCATTTTTGGTCCTTTTTTAAGTCTATGTATATTTGACCTTTAATGACTTTTTCAAAATCTTCTTTGGTTATATACTCAATACTTTTGAGTTCTTCGCCAGCTTCTTTTTTCTTCTGATAAGCTTCTAAAATCTGATCTACAATTTCAGGTATTACTCTGCCTACGGATTCATGGACAACTTCTTCGCCTTTTTCAATACGCATGGCATCTTCAAAGCTTATGCAAAAAGCTTCGTAATCTTTATCCATTGAATTTGCGTTAATATATCTAACTCTTGCGTCTGCTTGCTCTTGACTAGAAGCTTCTTCAACGCTCCAGCAAATAGACCCGAAAGTTATGCCGATTACATTGAAATTAAGGCATCCTTGCGAAGGCTGATCGGCCCAGTTTTCAAAAGAGCATAGCATCTTATAGACACCGCGAGCGGTTCCGCCAGTCATGCCTCTGCGAATCAACAGGTAGAAGTAGCTCATATTTTGCAGCTTTCTTTTTTATAGAACGAAAAAAACGAATCCCCATAACTATAAGTCATGTTTTTTTCGTACTTAACCACCCATCCAGCTCTTCTGTAATGGTCCTCTATGTTAAGAAAACCCTTATCAAATATTTCTATTCTATCCATACCTAAATCAACAAGAGCCTTTACTATTTCTTCTTGGTAAATAACAGAAACAATTCCGTTGAATTTTTGAGCGATCAACTTGTTGAAAGCATCAAACACTTTTTCAGGAATATCATTCGTTATATCGTATGGGCTAATGGGAGGCATAAGGTTCCTATTCTCTTGAAACAGCTTCGTCAACTTCTGTCTTGTTCAGAATACGATTCATGTATTCGGGTTTGCAGGTCTGCCCATCTTCTAATCCAAACGCAGATATTTCGCCACCAGGATTACAGTCCATACGCCACGCTTCGCTTGCCGCCTCAGCAAGGCTTGAAGCAAGAACATAACAGCCACCAAGCCATCGCTGACCTACTGGACGATATACGTCTACAAAGCTGAGATACCAAACGTCTTTTTCTCCAATATTCATATTAACCTTTAAGTACAGCAACAGGCTTCAGTTCAATCTGAATATCAACTAGATCTTTCTGATTAGCCATAACTTTCGTTACATCTTTATAAGCAGAACCCAACTCATCATGAGCTTCACGAACTCCATAAAGTTCAACATCGCCAAGCTGAGAAGCCTGCGAAGGATCAAGGCCCTCAGCAATACGTTTCTTGGCAGTTGTTCTGCTGAAGTTTCTACCTGAACCATGAGAGCATGAGCTAAAGCTATCAGGATTCTCTTTACCCTTGACAATATAACTCTTGCTACACATAGAACCAGGGATGATTCCGACAGTTGTTTTACGAGCTAGAGTTGCTCCCTTGCGGTGAACCCAAACATTCTGACCAAAGTGATTTTCAATAGTTGCGTAATTGTGATGAATGTTGATAATATCCTTGAGAGCGTTGGTCTGGTGATATTGCTCTCTAATGGCTTCCTGACAACATATCATCATGAGTAGTCTATTTGCAAGAGCGTAATCTTGCGCAGCAAGAAGGCTAGCGATATACCATTGGCCCTCATTAGAGTCAGCAGGTAAGAATGCTAGTTCTTCATTAGGAAGACGAGTGTAATATCTCTTGCAAGTTTGTACTGCAAGGTGGTGGAACTTTTTAGCAAGCTGTGCGCCAAGACCTCTAGAGCCGCTATGAAGCATGAACCAGGCAGTACCTTCTGAGTCTTGTTGCAGTTCAATAAAGTGATTTCCGCCGCCAAGAGTTCCTATTTGTATTTTTGCTCGGCACCATGCAGGATAATCAAGGGTCTTACAGAATTCTTTTGCTTCCTCAACCTTTTTGTTGACATCAGCAATATGGTCAGCAATTCGTTTGTGACCAAGCCAAAGATCGCTATTAGAGCGGTTCTTACCTTCTCCAACAGGAACGTATTCTTTGATAGTTGTCATAAGTTTACGAACATCAAGGTCCGCAACTTTGATACCTGAATTCCATGCGCACATTCCGCATCCAATATCAACGCCAACTGCGTTTGGGGAGACTGCATTAACGAGGGGCAATACAGAGCCGACAGGAATCCCAAAGCCAGTGTGAGCATCCGGCATTAGAGCGACATGCTTATAAACGCAAGGAAGTCTAGCCGCTTCGCTAGCTTGACGGATTGCGCCTTCTTCAAGATTGAGAACTGACTTACCTGTTTCTGGATCTATATCTTTGGTCCAGCATTTGACAGGAACGCCGCCGGTTTGCTCGGGCGGGATTACGACAGGTCCAAGTTTTTCTTCGATGGTTTCCATTTTATTTGCCTCAACAGATTATAGGGCAGAAGATGGCACAAAATCAAACGTGTTTGAAAAACAAGGAATCATAGGTCCCAAATGATTCACTTTCTCAATCGCTGTTCATATAAGGCTCAAATTTATTTTCCTCTTCTTCTCTTTCAAGCTCTTTGGAAGAGAAAAAGTCTTCTTTATGTTCTCTTTTTACGAGCTTGCCATTTTCGAAAATAAATATACCAGCAAAATCGGCCATGCCCTCTGAATAACTACAGTCAAAAACAAGATCTTTGTATTTATGAGCGAGAGCAAATACTGAAGATATTGGCGGTTCCCATTTGGAATTGAGCAAAATCATTTTTGAGTAAAGCTCTTTCCCGTTTTTATCGTAAGAATGGAATTGTATTTCCTTCTCTCCGTTAATCCATGCATGACAAGAATAGAAAAATTCATACTTATCAACATTAGTATTTGTTATTTCCTTTTTTGCTTCATAGTCGTCTATGAATGCTTTTGGAAATTCTTCATATGGAACTATTTTTTCAATATCAAAATCAGTGTTAATAAGAACTTCTGAAACCTGCTTTACTTTATCAAGATAGCCAATAATCTTCAATGTTGTATAACAAATATTTGCCATGTCTTATCCTATCAGAATATCAACTATCTTCCTGATTTTGTCTATTGAAATATTAGACGTACTGAATTTAGTATCTCCGCTTTCTATGTTTATACTGAAAACCATTTTTGAAGAAGTTGCGGTTTCTGCCTTCTCTGTATCATTAGATATGGGACTAGGCTTAGTTTTCTTTACTGAACGTTTACTGGATGCGGGCATAGCAATATCGCTGGCGACATTAGATTTTCCAAACAAATGAGTAAGCGATTCTTGAGGAAGATTATTGATATGAAGCAGCGAAACCTTGTTTGATATACCAATAAGCTCATTTACTGTTATGGGAGTGACCATGCGGGTTTTACCCTTACTATCTATCTTGAACGCAGAGTTCCAGTTTTCAATAGCTATGGATCTCGCCTTCTTGCTTGCATATTCTGGATATTTTGACAAAGATTGCTGGGCAAGCGAAAACCTATCAAGATAGTCAATAAGAGATTTAGGAGCAACCTCAACGATCCTAACCGTTAAATCTTCCAAATATAACACAAAAAAGATAACATCGGCTTTGCTGGATCTAATTCGACCAGGCATATACCGAGAGCGGCGGGTCTTCTTATCCCAAATCTCTATTCCCCTATTTTCAACAACCAAAGAAGCCCCATTTTCGCTATTTGATGCGCTGGCTGCAATGACCTGTATCTTATAACCATCAGAGTCCGTCCAATGATAACACTCTTTCATTATTGAATTTGCGCTATTCGGAGTAAGAGTCTTGCCAAGACTCTTGTATATGGCTTCAATACGAGATCTTGCATCCTCATGAAGGCCAATGTCTTCTTTTTTGCGGTCGTCAATATGTCCGTTGTATGTTCTGCTCATGCCTCCAATTCGTCTTAAAATGAGCTTTTGACCATTGGTTCACGTTCCCTACAGAAGGCTAGACTTTGATGTAATTTTTCAGTATAAATAGGCTCTTTTCTAAAAGGCGAACCGATGCCAAACAAAGCAAATTTAACAAATGCCGAGATTGAAATTCTTACTATGAGACTTCTGTATCCGTCTATTTACGGAAACAGGATGTCCTGCTTGGAAAGCATGATGACTTCTAGTAATTTTTACTGGAAGAATGGAGAGATTGCCTATTATCATGCCGATAAAAACTATAAAAAAATGAAAAGACTTGTCTTTAGTGGTAAGGCTCCATCTATTCCGGATCGTCTTTGGGAACATCAACTAGAGGCTGCGAAGAAGACTATTGCTGAAAGCGTTTCAGCCCGAGAAGAAAGCCCTGAAAGCATTGCAAAAAACTATGTTCTTCTTCACAACGAAAGAGAGGAAGTTCCTCGTTGCTTTATGTTGACAAGTTTTTATAGTCCTCGTGTTGTAAACAGCATTCCAGACAATGTAAAACCTGATTTTCTTGATATTTGTGTTGAGTATCTTGAAGCTGCTGTATCAGCAAAAACAGACTTCAATGAGAAAACTATTCTTACCAAAAGTGAACTTCGTAGTCACTTCGGAGAATCAGGTAACGGACTCAATGAAAAAGAATTAGAAGTCAGGAAGTTGTTATCTGAAGAAATAACTAAGATTCTTTACGAGTCTGAAGGCAAAACCTGGCCTCCTACGCAAAAAGACCTTGAAAAAGATCGCAAAGAATGGGAAGAAAGGTATAGCCCCGCTGCTCGCGCAAAGACCGCAAATGCCTATAATCTATCTGCTCGCAAATGCGCAGATGAGATTCTTCAGGAACTGAATAAAAGGAATCTAATATAATGAAAGAGCAACTAGAATTTGATTCCGGAATAACATCTATTTACTTTTCTATAGTCCCAAGAATAGGAAAGCATATTGCTATTCCTGTTCCTTCAAAAGAACAAATAGAAAACGGACTCGATGCCAGGGATTGGCAAGGAGTTATTGCTCTTATCGTTATTGAAATGAACAAAGAGCCTGGCGTTACTTGCGATAATGCTATGGAGATGTGTATTGCTTGCTGCTTCTCAGTTGAGTTGCAGGGCAAGGAGACAGCAAAGCAAGCCGAGAATAGGGTAAAGAAGGCTTTTATTAGCCACTGGAACGCCATTGTCAAGGGCGTCAAAAAGGGCATCAAAATCTAAAGCAAAACATTACCTGCTAGAAGACTTATTCTTATTTGCGCTCCAAAGCAAAAGAATGAATATGATTGCAATTCCGGCAATCATATAGGTCTTACTACTTTCCTGAGAAGCCAAAAGCAAAAATTCCATATTAATCCTCTCTATCAGTTTCTGAATCAAATCGCCACCAATACTCGCCATGTCCACCGTTCTTGATGGTCCAGGAGCCTTTGATAATGTCTCCCTTATCGTCAACAACCGTGCCAGGAGGAGCTTTGAAACGTCTAAGTCCTCGTTTCATCTTGTTTATGCAGGTAAGAGCATTTCTGAGTAGTTCGCCGGTTTTATTCCCTCTAACATAGTTCTTTTCAGCAATCCAGTCAACCAACTGCTTCATGATTGGGTCTTCTTCTGCCTCTGGATTGTCAAGAAAATCAACCACAACATGAGGTATATGTACCTGATTAGTTGTGGTAAATCCTACGCCAGCGCTGCCTCCAGAAATCTCAACACCAAGAAGATCGGCTACTCTTTTGCAGCGTTCAGCGTAATCTATTTCTACCTGCTGCTCTTTTGTTACCTTCTTCGCCATAGATCTCTTTTTCCGCCAAAAAGTCTAGCCGCTGCTTTGTTGCACTTATTACGACGCTGCGATTTCCTCGATGATGACTTCATCCGCTTCTTTGGCGACAGGAGAAGCAGCCAGCACTTCGTCTCCATCGCTAAGCTTGATGAGCCTACTACCGTTGGTTCCTCTGTTCATGGACCTGACGTTATCAGCAGAAACTCTCACCATCTGTCCCTGCTTTGTAATGACAACGATATCCTTGCCATTCTTGAGAGGAATGACTCCAACGCTCTTACCTGCCTTGCCTTCAAGGTTGATATCGATACGACCCTTGCCGCCTCGCTTCTGCTGACGCAACTTAGAGCCGTCGCCAGGCGAAACGAGATACTCATCGACGTTGGTACGCTTACCCCAACCCTTATTCGTAAGGGTCATCATGGTAAGATCCTTATCATCAGTGACGGTATCGCCATCGCTGTCATATCGCATAGGCACCACAATGCCGCCAACAACATAATCATTATCATTGACGATATTTATTCCGGTTACACCCTGAGAGCTACGTCCGGAAATTCTGATTTCAAGTTCGCTAAATCGGATTGCGTTTCCGAGATGCGTAACAAGCATAATGTCATCAATACCCTTAGATACGAGGACGGCAACGATCTTGTCTCCATCCTTGACCTTGGTGGCGATAATGCCAGACTGGTTGATTTTCGCATACTGACGAAGAGCGGCTCTCTTGATGATGCCATTACGAGAGATAAAGTTAAGGAAAATCTGTTGCTTTCCAAGTCCCTTAATGGGCAAGTAGGCGCAAACTTTTTCACCATCTTTCAGGTTGATAAAGTTAATAATAGGACGCCCCTTTGCCGTTCTTGTAGCTTCTGGCAATTCAAAAACCTTGATAGAGAACACTCTGCCAGTATCGGTAAAGCAAAGTAGATCATCGTGAGTCGATGCAGAGAACATATGCTGCATAAGTACATTTTCTTTAACAGCAGAAGAAACTCCCTGACCTCCAAGGTTCTGCTTCTTGTACTCGCTCAACGGAACTCGCTTGATACAATCATCAGTTGTGATGCAAACCACAACATCCTCAACGTCAATCAAGTCTGCGATTGCGATGCTACCAGCATCTACGTCGATCTTAGTCCTGCGATCATCTCCAAGCTTCTCTGCCAACTCTTTTTGTTCATTGATAACAATCTGCAAAATGTCAGACTGGCTTGCAAGAGTTTTATTAAGCCAAGTGACACGATCATCTCTCTTCGCTTTTTCTTCCAGCAAAGAAGAATGCTCAAGCTTTGTGAGCTTTGAAAGAGTAATGGCAAGAACGGCTTTTGCCTGACGCTCTGTTTTTACGAATCCGTTTTCAATCAGCAAGGTCATCGCATGTTCTGCGTCATTGGAGCTACGAACAATCTTGATCGTTTCATCAATGCGAGAAGAAACGCTAATAAGACCTTCGAGAATCTCGATTCTTTCAATAGCATCAGAGAGTTCTGCATGGAACTTCTTGTTAAGAACTTCCTGCCTGTGGTCAATGAACGCCTTGACAAGAGTTGTAATCGGAGCCCTGTCAAACAACTTGCCATTAACGAGAACGGTTGAGTTGATTGAATAGCTAACTCGCAAACAGGTATGAGACAAAAGGTGATTCAGGATAACTTTTGCATTACCGTTACGCCCAATATCAACAACAACTTTAGTTCCGATCTTGTTGCTAGAATAGTTAGCCAAGTCGGAAATGCCTCCGATCTTGCCTTTTTCAACGAGGGCTGCTACTTCTTGGCGGAACTTTTCAGGAGCGCCACCTTCAGGGAACTGGGTGATAATGATTTTGTCTACACCCTTCGGGTCTGTGACAATCTCATAAACGCCTTCCAGTTTAATCGAGCCTCGACCGTTCTGATAGTAATCAAGAACGCCTTCCTGTCCCATTAGGCGACCGCCCGTGGGGAAATCAGGACCAGGCATGATCTTGATAATCTCAGAAGCTGTGATATTGGGGTTTTTGACATAGGCCTCAAAAACAGCAACCAATTCACGAAGATTGTGCGGCGGGATGTTGGTTGCGTAACCAACGGCGATACCAGAACCTCCGTTAAGCAGAAGGTTTGGCAACTTAGCAGGAAGAACCGTGGGTTCTTCTCTGGCTTCATCGTATGTCTTCTTATAAGTAACAACTCTTGGAGAAAGATCTTCCAGAAGAGCCATACCGGCGTGAGAGAGCTTTGCTTCGGTATAACGATCAGCAGCCGCCGAATCGCCATCAACAGACCCGAAGTTTCCCTGAGGATCTACAAGGGGAACTCTGATACTAAAAGGCTGAGCCAGCCCTACCAGAGTTCCGTACAGGGAAAGATTGCCGTGAGGATGGTAATTACCCATCGTCTCGCCAACAATCTTAGCGCACTTCATGTGCTTCTTGCCGGGAGAAAGACCAAACTGGTCCATAGCGAACAGGATGCGTCTCTGAGAAGGCTTGAGTCCGTCTCTCGCATCAGGAATAGCTCTATCTTCGATTACCTTAAAGGCGTATTTAGTAAAAGATACATCCAAGATATCGCTGAATTCTCTCTGTTCGATTTGATCGGGAACAGGAATATCGTTAGTTGACTTTTTCTTAGACATAGGTATTTACTCTCCAACCGGAACAAGAGCGTTATTGACGTTGTTTGTGATGTGCTGCCTACGAAGGGGAACATTCTTGCCCATCAAGACGGTAAGAATACGTTCTGCCTCTGCCGCATCTTGCATTGTGACCTGAAGAAGGTGACGCTTGCCTTTCCTCATGGTTGTTTCTGCAAGTTCCTCTGCATCCATTTCTCCGAGACCCTTGAATCGCTTGATATCAAACTTACCAGCAGATGCAAGACCATCCTGAAGTTCATGATCGCTCCAGCAATAGATAGGATCGTTTTTCCTATCAATTTTGTAAAGAGGAGCTTGAGCAATATAAACATGCCCATGTTCAATCAGAGGACGCATAAAACGGTAGAAGAATGTCATAAGCAGGGTGCGGATATGATATCCGTCATCGTCGGCGTCCGACATGATGATAATCTTGCCATACTTCAGCTTCGTAATATCGAAGTTTTCCTTGACGCCTGTTCCGATACAAATCATCAAATTGATGACTTCTTCGTTTTTCATCAGGTCGGTTAGGTCATTCTTTTCGGCATTAATAATCTTTCCCTTATTGGACAAGATTGCCTGAACTTCGCTATCTCTGCCGCCGGAAGCCGAGCCAGCAGCAGAGTCGCCTTCGACGATAAAAAGTTCAGTTACAGAGTTATCTGAACTACGACAATCTCTAAGTTTGCTGGGGATTCTTCCGCTTGATCCAAGGAAGCTTTTCTTCTTAAGAGCGTTTGCTGCATCTTTTGCAGCCTTTCTTGCTCGCTGTGCGAGAAGAGCCCTCTCAACGATTTTACCGAGAGATTTCGGATTACGTTCAAAGTAGTCAGAAAGCAGGTCAGAAGTTACTGCGCTTACAACGGATTCGGCTTCAACCGTTCCGAGCTTTGCTTTTGTTTGACCAACAAACTGAGGTTGAGGAAGACGAATGCTAACGATAGCAGTCAAGCCTTCCTGAATATCTCGACCTTCAAGGCCTTCATCCTTTTCCTTCAAAGATCCGCTTGAGAAAGCGAACTTGTTTACTGTTCTTGTGATAGCAGTTTTGCATCCTGAAAGATGCGTTCCGCCGTCAATAGTATTGATGTTGTTTGCGTAAGAAAGGATTAGGCTATCATCATCTTCAGTCCAGATGAGAGCGATTTCGACCTGCATGCCATCAGAGGTCTTTTGCGCATAAATAGGGACATCAGGATAGATCCCATTCTTGTTCTGCACAAGATAGAGAACATAATCTCCGATGCCTCCATCAAACTTGTACTGTTCGGTTGCGTCTGTTGCTTCATTTTTGAAGATAAGACAAAGGCCTTTGTTCAGGAAGGCCGTTTCTCGCAACCGACGAGTAATCTCTTTTTCGTCGATTTTGATAACTACTTTGAAGATAGTCGGGTCGGCATGCCAGGTTGTCTTTGTTCCTGTAGGCTTTTCGCCTTTTTCAAGCTTACGAACCTTCTTGACTTCTGTGGTGGGATCTCCCTTGGAGTATTCCTGTCGCCAAAGATAACCTTCTCGGTGAACTTCAACGCTCATCTTGTCTGACAATGCGTTTACGCATGAAGCTCCAACGCCGTGAAGACCGCCGGAAGCGACATAACCGCTTGCCTCGGAGGTCATTTTGCCGCCAGCATGAAGAACCGTCATTGCAACTTCAAGAGAAGACTTATTCTCTGTAGGATGCATGTCAACAGGAATACCACGCCCATCATCTTCAATGGAGATCGTTTCTCCATCTTTATGAAGAACAATGGTGATATTCTTGGCAAAACCAGCCATTGCTTCATCAACAGAGTTGTCAAGAATTTCCCAAATAAGGTGATGAAGGCCCTTTCGGTCTGTATCACCAATATACATTGCAGGACGATGCCTTACGGCTTGCAGTCCCTTAAGTACTTCGATATTTTTACCGCTATATCCTGCTACGTCATTCGACATGAATTGCTCCGTCTTGGGTCGCTTACAGATCAGATTATTAGAGAAAGTCTAGCCTTAGAGTTGAATACTAGGCCGTGGGAGGGCCACTTTCATTGTTCGGCAAAGATTCTGGTGGAGAATCGCTTACTTCCTGATTTGGGTAAAGATGCTTCATAGCTTCTTTTCTTGTCTTGTGATAGGTGCGAGTATCTTTCTCTCCCATCGACTTCCATTTTCGCCAGTTGTATTCCTGCCAAAAATCCCAAACTTCTTTGTGGTCTTCTCTTGAAGAGTCCATAACCTCATCAGTCATTGACCATTTGTTTTGATAGGATTCTCTGCGCACAGGAACAATCTGAGCCAATGGGGGCCACATATTTCTGCGCAAAGAAACAGTTTGATTTACTGTGTGAAATTCTAGATTGATCCATATATCATATGACATCCAATCAGTTTCAAGCATACCTTCTTGTATCCAGAATGGACGACGATGAACTTCTGTAAAGTTTATAGGAGTTCGCATATGAAGAGCCCAACCTGGAGGCGTCTTCAAAATACATCCAGTCCAAATCTGGTAAACATCAGGAGCGGCAATTCCCTTGCCTATAAGAGTTCTAGTTTCATCTCTAAATTTATCACCAGGACGAAGGTTAGATCGTATTACAAACTTTTCTAACGATTCGTATTCAGAGTAAAACTTCTCTTCATATTGTCCATTTCCTAGATAAGTTATATCAACATCTATAGGAGAATAGATCCACCAACCAGATTGATTGGCATGAATATATGGGCCGCAATACTTAACTGCGCCCTCATTAGCATCGCCGCTAAGTTTGTTGTTTGCTTTTTCAATGCCAATACCAGAAGGATGAAGCCTAAAGACTTTCAACCAACATTCGGAGTTGATTTCTTCTGGTCTGTTTTTTGCGAAACTAAATGGACATTTCATGAAATGGGAACCTACTGCGTCTTCGCCTATCTTCGTTTATGAAAGGCATTGTTTTGTGATCGTCTTTTGGTAAAAATTCTGCCAGCGATCCACTTGCAATATTTATTTCTATATTTTGAGAAGTTGCCACTTGCGGCTTGGGAATAGCAAAAGCATCTTTAACAATAGATTCTATCCATTCTCTGCAAAAAGAAACATCATGAACAAAGCCCATGTATGGAAAGTCAATTGTCATGGCAGATATGATTCCGAAAAGATGAAGTTCTTCATCTTCTATAATAAATAGACCTCCGCCAGAGTCTCCAGGTCCGTGCATGCCTTCTCCTGATACAGCCCCATTAGGTTTGTCCAAATCAGCAGGATCGCTTAAGTCAAATATGAATATTCTTGCTTTTGTTATATTGTTACCTGTGATTTTAATATTGATGTTTTCTGCATCAATCCTGTTTTTATAAACGTGTTTAGTTCCATATTCCAAATCCCAAACAAGATTATTAACTTTGGGGTTAGTAGAGCTTTTGCCATAACCAACGCCATAGAACTCTTGTCCTACGAAATCTTTTGAGAATGACAGCTTCGCAGTTTTTTCGTAAACTCCATCAATTTGTATTATGGCTATATCAGCCAATGGGTGTCCATAAACTTTCAGAATCTTATAGCTCTTGTTGTCTATTTCGAAAACAAAATTGGAACTATCAAGAAGCATACCTGTGTCTTGACTATTATGAGTTACAACATGCTTTGCAGTTAAAACAAAAGAACCGTCTCCGATGACGGTTCCAGATCCACCAGAATAGTTATTTACATTCTTGACCATTCCAACAAACTGAAAGTTACTAATAACTTTGTCGTTTTTTCCTAACGGAATAACTGTAACGCCGGAAAGTGCTGTTCTAGGAAAAAGCAGGAGAAGGAGAGAAAAGAAACCAAGAAACATTTTCATAAAGGGCCTCCAGGTCAGGCCTCCACTGATGTAAGTGGATGTCTTTATGAAACTTACATACTAAGGGATCTTTATCCTTCTTAGTATTGTTCTTTTCTATATGTTGTTAATTTCTTCCCATTCTTCTCTTGCAATTCTTGCTGCCTCGGCAACCAGTAACTTTGGAGGAGTCTTGTACCAGCCAGAGCAGCTAAAACTGTTAATCTCAATAAGCTTGGGCATACCCTCCGAGCAGAGTCCTATATCCATAGCAAATATCTTGTCTGGTCTCCAAGAAACAGCATTCAATAACTCTTTAGCGTAAGTTACTGCCCAGATAGAATGTTTCTCATCAGGAGAGAAATCATTAGAGTGATAGATGCTGGCATAGTCCAGCTTGGCTATATCTTCTGTGGAGAACTTGATAGGAGCCGTGTTGTACTGCCCTTGATGATCGTAGTACATAGACCCTGCAAGAACTTTATCTTTCGCGCAAAAGATACGAAACTCGCTCTTTATGTTCATCTGAGGAGCAAGAACAACAGGAAGCTCTGGTTTCCCGTACTGGTCCTCGTTCTTCAGCAAGTTCGAGTAATCAAGTATCTGCCCAGAAAAGGACTTCGTACCGTTGCAGGGGCGGATGAAAAGATTTCCATGCTTGCGCTGAAGTCTATCAAACTTCCTCTTAACTTCCCCAAGAGGCATGATATGGTAATTTTCATTCCAAAGATACTCGCCAAAGTATGCATAGTATGTCAAACAGTCAAAGTTTGGAAAATTTGCAAAACTACCAGGAATCCAAGGTTTCTGTCGTTGAATCTGTCTAATTAGATTGATAGAGCCCAAGACTATAACGCAATCATCGGGTCCAAATTGGTCGTATTCTCCGCTTTCAAATGGCTTATATCTTACAGTTTCAGCTATCATGCCCTGAGAACGAATAGCATCAACAATAGGAGCTATATCCTCAGAAAACGTTCCTTCTTCGATAAGCCATTTAACTGTTGTCTTTGGGCGACTTCTATATTCTTCCAAAGCTTTCATTCCGCCGGAACAAAAAGCTTCGGCCTCTTCTTCAGTAAGCGAAGTGCAAAAGCTACATGGAGAATTTATATGACAAGAGCAACCGTCCATTGAATTTCCTTACAAGCAATATTTTTATGGTAAGATTTTCTTAACGATCATTATCGTTACATCAGTTTTTGAAACAATTACTTTGATATTGAGCGGCCAATCAAATCTTCTATTAGACTTGTTTCTAATAGCAGAGATTACTTTATCAACCATTTCCTTGCTAACGCTATCATGGCAAACGTACTCAAACCCGCCAGCAAGATGAACAACGGAGCTTCTCAACCATTCATAAATGGTAATATCGTTTGCTAATCTAACAGCTTCGATAGGAAGCTTTACGCAAGTTCCACCGCCTCCCCAATCGGGATCGTAAACGATGTGAGTCTTCTGGTGCGACTTGAGATCATAGAGGCTTGCATCTGCGAGCTTCTGAGCATTCGAGAAAATAGAAGCAGCGTCATTAGCTCTTTGAGAACAATTGGGAAAAAGAGCTTTCAAAGCAGGAAGTACATTGTGGCGAATCGCATTTCTAGTATATTCAGTATCTTTATTAGTTGCATCTTCATTGAAAGGGATATTGTTCTGCTTACAAATCTCGTATACATCATCTTTTGAGATTGAAAGCATTGGGCGAACGGTAATATTGTCGTTATGATTATGAAACTCTGAGATACCTGATAATCCTCTGAGTCCTGAACCCCTACAGAGCTTCATGATCATTGTTTCTAGTTGATCGTCTGCATGATGAGCGGTTACGACGTACCCATCATTTGCTTTAGCAACTCCCCACAGTAGTCTTTGTCTTTCGTATCCGTATGCTTCTTCTGTTGGGATTTTTTCGCCGGATCTTAGCTTTGCAAATCTTTCAACAAAAGAAAGACCATTTTCTTTGCAATAGTATTCAACAAGATCCTTATCTTTTGATGCTTCTTCGTAAGGTCTCATGTCATGAAGAACATGAACTACGATAATGTTATGACCAGTTTTCTGCGCGCAAAAAAGCAGGGCCATTGAATCAGCCCCGCCTGAGCAAGCAATAATAGCAGCTTTGTTTTCTGGAACAAGCCTTCTAAAGTTATCTAGAATCTTGTTGATTGGACCTACTGGATTGCTCATTTTCTTTGGCCTTCAAAACTAAGCATGCTCTTGCAACAGCTTCGGCAACGGTAAACCCAGAAGAGAAAGCTACAACCCTTAAATCAAGACCTGAAGAAAACAGTTTTTGATACTGGTCTTCATCCGTAATCTCTGTTGGGCTTTGTAGGGTGAGCCAACTTTCGCCATCTTTGGCAAGCATTATAGTGTCGAAAAGACGAACTTTCTCGGCGACGAACATTGCAAGTGCTAAATCAGAAGAATATTTTGGAATATTTTCCTTATCTTGCGTAGGAAGCCGGAAGATCCTATCGTGAATAAGGGCGTCTATCTCGTAGAGATTATTTCGTTCTTTGTATTCTTTCATGACTTTCCTCAGATATGGTTCTGCCATCTAAAGACGCAAGAGTTCCGGTAAACTCTCTAATACTAATGTCGTGAGATGCGCATATTAGCGATTGAAGCTCAAGGTATCCATCAGAAAATACATGAGGTCTATCGCCTATGATAATCTCTTTAATCCCTGCGCGAGCCATTGTCTTGAGACATTCATTGCAAGGAGGTCCTGTTACATAAGCCTTGCATCCTGTTAGGTTTTGGTAGGATGATAGGACTGCATTTACTTCTGAGTGAATGATATGAAGGTATTTCTTAGGCCTTGTATTTGGCATTTCGGCATCAGAAGCGCCTTGCAGCCAGCCATTGTATCCAGTTGAGATTATCTTGTTGTTTTGATCAACGATAACACAACCATGCTGCGTTTGAGAATCAGGGGATCTCATGGCTACAAGGAAAGCCAATGACATAAAGTATTCATCCCAGGATATTCTCTTATGCGATTCGTCCCTGTCTTTATCAGAAGCAGGGAATCCCGTATAACTCTTTATTCTAGCCTCCGCTTCTTGTGAAGTCAAAGAAGGAAGTGCTTTTTTGAGCATTAGGGATGCTTTACGAATTATTTCTTCCGGATTCATGTAAGTGATTTTTCTTTCGGGCCAGGCAGGTTGGGGAACATTTTGCCGTTTATAATATCAACAACCACCTGTCTGCTAAGCTTGAACTGAATCTGAAGAGCTTCTATTGAATAACCAAACGAATAGCCAGTCCTAATCAGAAATATATCAATACTAGAAAGATTAGGAGTTGAAGAAACCGAAGCAATTGGAGTTGACTGAGTAAACTGCTGAAAAGTATGTTGCGTAGGCTGTTGAACAGGAGCATTGCATGAAGGAATGGCTTGACCGCAAATGACAGTGATATTAGAATTTATCTTCTTAAGATCTTCTTTATCAAACAAAGGACCGCTAACATTCCTATAAGTCTTGCCAAGAAGTATTCTTTCAATAGTAATTGTAGAAACATTGAACTTTTTGGCGAGAGCATTAACGCTTGATCCTTCATGAAATGCAACTCTAATATTGAGAGCATCAGTGTCCGTCAAGGATCTGTTAAAGCCGCCCTCATGGTCGAACCTCTCAATGAATCCTCCTGCGTTGGCATGTTCTCTGCCTTGACAAATCCAACGGACGACCCATTCGCTTAGATTGTATAGCCTAGAAAGCTCTCGATAACGAGAAGCGTGAACCATGCTTCCTCCATCAAGAAGATTCTTATTGGAAGTTCTGATATCTAAAACGGTTGATTTTGAAATGGATGGTTTTTTCATAATTATCCTACTTTCTCGCTTGTGAAAGCGCCTCTAATGTGCGAATGGAAAAACTTGCCTTTGGAAGGAGAAGCAATAAAGGCGTAATAAATACTCTGAGGAACGCCAGTAAACTGATAAATGTTTCCATCTCTAAAACGGATCTGAAGCATTTGCTCGTGCGGATCATGCCTTATAGACTGAATGTTAGAAGAAACCACGTTGGTCCAAATAATGTTCTGGAATGGAGTTCTGCGAGTATTTGCTACTACTGTATTGGTAGCGGGGCTTGAGGGGGTTCCTGTAACAAAAGGAGCCCTAAATTTAATTCCATGAGTTTCCATGCAAGAAACGCAGATAGCTGCGATCTTACGGATTTCTTCCAAAGCTCCAGCATCTCCGGGGGAGCCGGTCCAAGAATAATCCGCTCTGCTTGAATATGTCCTAATGAGAGTCAAAAACTCTCCAACAGACTTTTTGCTATTCAAGCCCTTGTGTTTAAGAAATGCATCCTGAAAATCTCTTTCAGAATCTATTGCTGAGTAAACTACATCTCTGTCCATATCGTTTCCTTTTTGTTTTATACGATGATAATGCTGTCTCTGTATCGAATATTACTTGATTGAAATTTGGGACCTCACGTAATTTTCAATTGCATCAATATCATCGTATGGCATTATTGCATATTTACTTGAATAGGAATCTAGCATATTTTTGATATACTGGTCCATGATTTTTGCTTCTTCATATGAAGAAAAACGTCCTTTTGCTAAATAAGGTCTATCGCCTCGATCTAACAATATATCAACAGAAGGATAGCTTTTTTCAAAGGAACGAACGCATTCAACAAGAGATTCCCAGCATGGAACATTGAATTTTCTAGCGTAGGCGCATTGCATAAGAAGAGGAGAATCGGTAACAATGAAATCTACTCCATTTCGAAGAGGGATTTCCTCTTTTCTCATTTGTTGAGCGCAAATATAGACTTGATCGAATCCCTTGGGCTTACGACCTTCCCATGCCCAGTTTTTGACGTACTCTTGTACGAGTTCAATCTGAGTGGGTAAGTTGTTGTGAATGATTGTGTTTTTAAGTCTGGCAAAGATATGAGAAGCGGTCGTTGTTTTGCCAAGACCGGGACCGCCGTAAAAGTTGACTCTGCGTATCTGCATATTACTTTGTCTTTTTGACACTCTTTCTGCTTCTGCTCTTGGGGATTGTGTAAACAGGAGACCCGTTAACAATCTTCTTCTTTGCCTCGCCTTGCTTACACATAGCTTCAAAAGTCAGGTAATAACCAAGAGCCTCGCCCAGTTCGGATATAAGGCTTTCGTCCTCTTCGTTATACTCGACCTCAAATGAGCGAGGAATCTCGTCAAGGTTTTTCAGCATACAAATAACCATCATTGTACAAATGACGGCAAAGCTTTCGTCTTGATCTTCTTCGATATCAAAAGAAGCTGCCAGCGCTTCTGTATAAAGCTTCTGCACAAGTTCTTGATTCTCGTCAAAAACCCGACTCGAATCTACGCCTTCTCGCAACTGTTCACTTAGAAGCATAAAGTCCTTTCTTTGACTACCGCCCTTACCAAGATCGACCATTCTAGTTGAAGCTTTTGGAGTATCACGCTTTGATTTACCAAGTGCTTTAGTCTTCATCTTCAAAGACGCCAAAGTGCCTAAGCGCTTTGTCTCTGTCAATAGCATCAAGAATCTTATCAACTCCAATCATTTCAACAAGAGTATCTATGTCTCTAAAGTCATAGTCAATATTTGTGACTTTGCCGAAAGTTATTTTCGCCTCATAGTTTTCAAGCCTGATTTCGTCAATACTCTCGCATACAACTGTCATTTTCATTTGTTCTTTCTCCAATCTACAATGCGGTAATCTGATGGTTCAAGAAACGATATATCAATATCACCTTGCACCGTTGTTCTATTCCCGCTAAATACATCAGTAAACGTTACAAGGGTTTCCGTTTCCATTATGTTTATGACTATATCTTTGGGAAAGAAAATTACAGCCTTATTGACGCTTGTATGAATAACAGAACCAGTTCTAACTAGCATCATAGGCAAAGGTTTTGTTCTATTTTGCGGCTCAGCTTCAACGCTTTCTTGCTTAACAGGAGCAGGAGCGGAACAACCATTCAAAAGAATAGCAAAGACAGCCGCCAAGACGGATAGATTTTTCATGTTCGCTTTCCGAGTGAGACTAGAATCTTTTTTGAGTCCATTCCTTCTTAAGAGCGGAAACTTCTTCTGCTGTGAGTTTGGCTAAAGCCGACTCTACAGCAATGTTGTGTTTTTCATATTCAGTCATTTTTTGCTGGTAAGAGTTCTTGTGATACTCTATGTAAGCTTCAAATGCTACTTTGTCTTCAGGCAATGATGAATGTTTTTGCCCTTTGCATACTTCGCATTTCAGTCTTGTTACAAGTTTATAGCCCTCAACAGGATCTGGAGGATCATTTGGATCGTACTTCCATCCCTGTCCTCTGCATTGTCGGCAAGGATAAGAACCCCAGGGAACTTGGTCAGGCCAACAAGCATAATAACTCATTGCTTCTTTAGGGGAATCAAAGTCAAAATATTTAAAGGGTGCTTCCATAATATAATTTCAAAAATCGCTGCCGCCTATTTCGTCTCTACCAGCATAACCAGGAGACATAGGAATGCTCTTTATACCAAGAATCTTTTTCTGATCTTCCGTTAGAGACTCGATAACTTTTTCTTTTTCAAGTTTCTTAGCTTCTCTGAGCTTTTTTCTTTCTTCTTTATCTATCTTTTCTTGTTGTTCTTTTTTAAGCATTTGTAGTTGTTCTTTTTCAATTTGCTTCTGATCTTTTGGTTTATGATAAACGCAATCAATGTAGGGATCAGAGCATCTTGGATATGTAAAGCTGAAAATTTCTACGTTAGCATATTCGGATTCTGGAATACCAGCAGCTTTGACTCTTGCGAGCAAATCGGCAAGAGTACAATTGCGCCTTTTACTATATTCTGGATTGCCGTTTTCATCTTTTATGGGGTCCCCTTTTTTGTCTTCGATGAAGTTGTCGCTTAGAGGAACCGTTATATCAGTAAATTGATAAATATGCTTACTCATAATATGCTCATTATATTGAAGGATAATAATCTGATTTTAAGCCATCATGTATTTTTACAAAGAAACTATCTAGTGATACTGTTTTTAATAGCTTTTTGATATCAATAACAATGACGTTATACTTACCAACGTCTTCACCCATTTCTGAAACGCTTCTAAAAGCATGTCCTGGATCTTCCCAAATTCCAAACCTAGGGCAAATCTTACCTTTTTTTGTCGTTACTATAGCAGCTTTCATATTGTTTTCCTTTGAATGAACAATTGATTTGTTTTTATGTTAGCAGATATGCGTTCTAATAGGTTTGAAACAGAAGATGGGCATTCTTCTGATATAGATATCCAGTTCTGCGATACTGTTTTTGTATTATCAAGAATTTCTCGAAATAACTCTTTGAGAGCATTTTCGTTTGTCATAGCAGGTATCATTTTGATATCTTTCCAGATAAATAATTTCCTCTGTATTTTTTTATAGACGAAAAATGTTCGTCTTCGAACTTCTTCAAAAACGGGACAACCTTATCAAGGGTTGTTGAATCAAGAGTCCCATCTACAACTCCTGAGCAATATGCATAACGAATTGAGTCAAGCAAATAATCTACTTCTGATAATGGAATAGAAATGCTCTTTTGCGATTCCTTAGCAGCGCCAGCAATCATTTGCCCAATATTATCAATAATCATGTGAGCGGGATCTTTTGCATCAATCATATATTAACCTTTTTGCGAATATTCTTTTTTATTCGTAACTTTTTCTTTTTATAAACCCGGTTTTCGTTGACAGTAGGATTAGTGTCCGAAACGCATCCTAATGCCTGGTATTCTAGGGAACGGCGAATCGGTTCAACCAATGACTTTGCAAGAGCTGTACGACCTTCATCTGTCTTAAGAGCCTTAGAAAGCTTTTTTTGAGTATCAAACTTTTGTTCGAATGGCATCTTTAAGGCTATATATTCTGAACAAATATCATCCATAATTGAATAAGATCTTTGATTAAGCTCATTTGCCAATTTATTAGCTAAAGCTGTGATATGTTTGCGTATTTCTTGTTTGTTAGACGGGAAACGAGCATAGTTAATAGCTTCAATAATGAAACCAGCTTCCTGTCCTCCGCTGTATATATAATCAGTAGGAGTGATGGTAACGCACCAGCCTGCTGTGCGGCAAAAATGCCCTATTACTATTTTGGCTTTGTTTATATCGCCAGCCATAAAAAGACGACACGAATAAGCTTCAGATTTCTTTGTTTCATGGGGTATATTGTTCATATTTATTTATAATCTCCCATCCAAGTGTAATGACGACCTATCAGTCTTCTCATTTTCGTTCTTGTTCCATCTACTCCGAAACAAGATATCATATTTCTAATAACTTTTTTTGTTTCTTTTTCATAAGCGATTTTCAACCATTCTTTGGCTGAAATTTCTTTTGCGCAAAATTCTAAAGTGCTTTCTCTTATGGATGTTGCATAGCAAAAAAGCTTATCAAAAGATTCAGAATTGAATGATATTTTCATGCCATATCTCCAGTTTTAAACTTTGGAGAGTTCGTGATTTCGTCGTTATTCATGCTTGAATTTTCGGCTTAAATGAAAAAAACTTGTATAAAACCACCAATGGCTTGTAGTCAAATTAGTGACGATCTAAACTAGATCAATTTTATCAAGATCTTTCAGTATCGTTTCCCAAATTTGTTTATTGGTGTACCAGCATTCAATTACGTTAGTCTTTGTAATAAAATCTATGTGCCACCTATTATTGTAGGTGTAAGATTGAATGCCTACAAGTTCTGAAATATCTATTGAAAGGTGGAGTAATCCTTTTATGTATACTCTCAACTTATTAGACACAATTTTGATGCTTGTAGATTTCATTTTTGCTCTAAGGATTTGATATGAGTAATATAATTTATGTCTATGATTTTCATGTTAGATACCTTTTCAATAAAATCGACTTAAATAAAAAACCCCCTCGGCAAAACACCGAAGGGGTGGTAAAACTTAGTTAGTGAAGCTTAGCGAGTGCGAAGCGGAAGTGACAGATTCAACATTACACAAAAATACAATCATCGTTCAACTTATCAACATAGGAACGCTCGTTTTTCTTTCCTATAGGAATTATCAAAATATACTTTCCTATGACTTCCTTGTTCTTTTCCATAAGTTCTTCCCAGTGTTTTTTATGCTCATCTTTAGGACCAGGACCGTCCATGTAATAGACTCTTTGTTTTTTCCCATTTTTACTAGAGCCTCGAAGCTGTTTTTTCAATACTATGTCAGCACTGCTATTCTGTTCATTCTGGCTGCACTTGGAAATATAAACATCTTCAAACATCGCATGAATTTCAGCGTCACTTGAGGCTTCTAATATTTGAATTTCACATTCCTGACGTGAGTTATCCGTTCTAGAATTTCGTATACCAGTAGGGACGCAATGCCACTTATTGTAAAACTCTATTGCTAGATCTAGTTCTTTTATATTACAATATACAGGAAACTGGTCTTGAAAACGAATATTATCATCATTTTCTATTTCAAATCCAAGGCAACGACCCACCGCTTGACACATAGTGTCTGTACTTGATTTCGCTGGTTCAATCCACATTCTTATATGTTTGGTCGTCGTTAATGTTTTTCCGGCTCTTAAGCTTCCTCGAATAATCGCAACAAAGGGCCTGGGCAACTTTAGACTTAAAGTATTATCCAAAGTCCCAATATTATTGACTGGGGCTGACTCAAAGATTCGTACATCAACATCTTTATGATTTGTCTGGACATATTGTTTAAGAGCTTCAGCATTGATGCCAATAGCTCGTACAACCATGTGTCCATTACCATTAAGTTCGCAACTTTTAAGAAACTCAGACATGCGTTCTATAAAAAACTTGGTTATCTTTCCATTTCGTGCTACTGCTTCAGATTGATGAAATCGCCCGTCATCTCTCATTTGTTGAAGAGAGTAATAATTCTTACTAAGTTGTAAGGGTACTATTTCAAATGCTTTTTCTTTTAAGTGTGATTGAATAACATGTGCAAATGGAGTAGCAGATACGGACAATACATAATTATTCTTATCCTTCCATGTTTCTATACTGTTTCCATAACTTATACCACATGATTTTAGAAACTCATGAAAGGGTTTATATTCTTCTTGAGTGCTTTTCTCTAACGCTGAATGACATTCATCAATTATAATGAGTCGAACATCTACAGTTGAGTCCTTAACGAAAGCTCCACCTTTTAGATCTCCATGCTGTATAACTTTCACTCTTGACAGAAGACCGGCAACAAGAAGCCTTTCAACATTTTGATCTTTCAACATATTATCTGTTATATTCGTAAGATATATAACTTCATATTTGTGCTTTGATTTCTCACAATACTTAATGAACTGATCTACAACACAAACAATAACGCCAGTTTTGCCTTGTTGCATCTGAGCAACAAGAAGCGGAGGTCCACCGTTCCTATAAAAGACCTTCATAATATCGCTCGCGCAAGAAATTTGTTCTTGGTATACATCAAGCTCCCCAATCGGCTGACTATCAAATGGTCGCTTTGTCATAATTTTACCTTTCAAAGTTTTAGCCTCAATATTTTTGAGGTCAAAGTTTTATCGGTCAAGTTCGTCAGAAAAATCTACTATACACGATATTATTTTTGAACAAATATGCTATAAAGGCCGGTATTTATGATTTATCCAACAAAATGAAGGATTTTGCTCTTAGATGCTCGAATTCAATAGTTTAATACATCATTGTTTTTAGGAGAATCCATGTCAACAAAACAGTTTAATGACGAAAAACTTATCAAATTGCATCAAGAAGGCAGTAATAATAAAGAAATCGCTAAATCACTTGATATTCCATATGCCATCGTTTGTAACAGGATTACGGAACTAAAACTGGTTAGTAACTACACTAAGCGACCAAATGCGGAACTCGTAAAAGAACTTCATGCCACTGGTTTATCTAATAAAGCAATAGCAAGACAATTGGATTTTACTCAACATGCCATAGGGAGAGTGGTCAAGCAGCTTGGCTTGATCCCTCATCGTAATGGCCGACTTGAAGTAATCGGTGAAATGGGAAAGTGTACAAAGTGTAATGAATTGAAGCCGTTGAAACAATTTCAACATAGCAATAGAAGAGGCTACGATAGGACGTGTGCCCAATGCTACTATATTAAACGAAATAACAGGATGACTAATAATCTTATGAGTGGTTTGAAGCATCGAGCGGCTCGATGTCATTCGGCAGCCAAAAAGCAATCCATTCCGTTTGATATTGATGGTCAGTATTTGCTAGACATCTATAACAAGCAAAATGGCAAATGCTTTTATACTGACAGAAATATGGAAACAGGTTTTGGAAATGGAGCAAATCGAGACTCAATCTCTGTCGATAGAGTCATCCCAAGCCGAGGTTATGTTAAAGGTAACGTTGTTCTTTGTTGTCGCAAAATCAATGCAGTAAAAAACGATCTTTCTCTTGAAGAGATAAATGATTATATGCCAGCTTGGTTTCAGCGTATAATTAATTCTGAATGGTTAAATAAAGAAGGCTACCCGACTGACAGGTAGCCTTCTGCGAATATGAAGACAGAATTACTTTGTACGAAGAGGCTTCTTGATAAAATCAGACATCACACTTGGGGCAGACTGATCGAACCCAACGAAGTTCATGGAACCAGCATCGTTCGAGTCAGCAATGCTGTACTCGGTTGCAGTCATACCAACTGCAATCAGCTTCGCCTGAGCGTTGCGCTGATTACGGTACTGTACCAGAGCCTCATGCGGCTTGATAGCGCCGGCATAGGTCTCGTTGTCGGTGTAGGTAATGAAGGCGTCAACATGCAGACCCTTCTCCATTGCGTAGAGAACAGGCAATGCACAATCCGTACCTCCCATCGGGAGAGCGCCGATCTTCTTGCAGACAGCATCCAGACGCTCGCGAGGGCTGATGTGAATGTCGGTAACTCCGAGGCCACCGCCACCCCAGCTTGAACGAGAGTGCTGACCGCTTGCGGTCCAGCCACCGGAAGTGAATCCGATGATATGGTAGTTCTTCTCGCTACGCGCCGTGACCATTGCCATGACAGCAGATGCCTCGCGAGGCGTAACAAAGTCAAGACCACCAACGCTTCCGCTCTCCATAGAACCAGAAACGTCAAGACCGAGCAAGATGTTCTTACCAGTCGGCTCGATGTTATCGAACGCGAGGTAGAGCATATCGTCAAGCGCATCAGTAATCTGCGACAGAGGAGACCAGGTCAAGCTACCCTTGACACCACGACCGTTTGAGTACGTCTTGAGCGCACCGAGAACTGCCAGCGGGTGAACGCGGCCCTTCTTGATGTTCTCAACGTTGGTCAAACGCTCAACAACCATCTTCAACTCGCTCGAAAGCGGCTTGAGGACGCCGTAAGACGTAAGACGATTCAACGTGCGCATAGTTGCCGTGATAGGCATGTGCGGCAGGAGAGCGCGCCATACGGCTGCGCTGTTACCGAACTCCTTCGGAACAAGCTCATGCGGAAGCTCATACTTCTCGATCAAGGAAACAACCTCGCTCTCAGTCTTTGCAGACTTCATGCGGCTTGCGCCCTCAAGGATAGCAAGAGACTCAGGAACACGGTCAGGAAGCTTACCGTCCTTCGTGACGTACTGATAGATCAGGTTGTGAAGCTCATCGCCTCGGGCGTGAGACTTGCGGAGCAAGTCATCATGCGACCAGGAAGACTTCGCATTACCCTCCTCAGCAGTACGCTGCGGGTACTTGACAACCTGAAGCGCAAGGCGGTCAGGCTTCATTCCGTTGTACCAGTTGGCGATAGCGTTGCGGAGGCCTGAACCCCAACCACGCTGGCCGTCAATGAAGTGCGAGAACTGGAACAAGTGCGTACCGATACGAGCAACCTTCGGGAGAAGGTTCAACGCGAGCTTACGAGTATCGCCGTCACCATGCGAAGCGCAGAGCGCAAGCGCAAAGAGAGCAGGATCATTCTTCGGAGCGCGACCATCATCACTGATCTCAACGATGCGGTTAACGGTACGAACACCGTCCTCCTTGATGCACTCAAGAACGTTCTTGGCGTTATCGAGCGACATCTTGCGCTCTGAGCAGTAGTAGGTTGCTCCATCCGTACCCAAGATCAGGAAACGGTCAAGGCGCTCCCACTTATCAATCTCATAGACATAACCACCTGCGTTGTTCTGCACAGTACCAGGGGTCTGTACAGTCTGAGGCGTAGCCTTCGGGGTCTTCTTG